CCGTGAGGAAAGCGGTGCGATGCGTGATGATGTTATTAAGGCAACATATATTCGTAATTCTGATTCAGGTGGACCTGGTTATCATTACTATGCACCCTATAATACCTTTACTGGTATGTGTATGGCTACGCTAGTTGGTGATTTTGCCAAACCCACAATTATCGGAGTACATTTACGAGGAATTACTGGATCACCCAGTTCTAAGGCTTTGTATATTTCTTCAGTTGAATTGAAGGAAGCTATTGCAAAGTCAAAAACGAATTGGGTTGGAACATTTCCCTCACATGTTAATGGAACTTTTCCCGTTGAGAAATATGAGAAGCAGGTAGTCATCAATCAAGATGTACACCCCAAATCTCCAGTTGCTTTTTTGCCAGTTGGCAGTAGGGTAGAGTATGTTGGTCAAAATAATCAACGTGCTACACATACTAAAAGTGACGTAATTGCTACTCCTATTTCTCCAATTGTTGAGAAGGTCACAGGTGTACCAAATGAGTATGGTGCACCACATTTCCACACTTGGAAAATGTGGCAAGAATCACTTGCCCATTCATCCAATCCAAGTGTGGGTATTGAACCTTCATTGATGGATATAGCAGTTCAGGATTATTGCAATGGATTAACAGAAGTTCTCTTGCAAGATACCTTTCAGGGTATGCTTGAGACAGATGTTCATCCATTGACGGATATGCAAGCATTGTGTGGTATTGATGGAAAACGATTCATCGACGCCATTCCTAAGGACACCTCTAAGGGATTTCCATTAACTGGACCTAAGAGGGATGCTATTACATTGCTTAATCGTGAGGACTATCCTGAATTTTCTTGTCCTGCTGTTGTAGATGAGGACATTCTGCGAGAAGCAGAAAGCATGACAGAAAAGTTGGCTAATGGTGAGCGCTGTTATGCTATGTTTAAGGCATGTGTTAAGGATGAACCTACTAAATTGAATAAGGACAAAGTTAGGGTATTTCAGGCATGTGAATTTGCATTTCAATTAGTGATTCGCAAGTATTTCTTGCCAATTGCTCGTTTGATGTCCTTATTCCCATTAGATTCAGAGTGCGCGGTTGGTGTTAATGCTCAGGGACCTGAGTGGGATCAACTTGCTAGGCATATGTTGAAATTTGGAGAAGATCGTGTCTTCGCTGGTGATTACAGTAAATATGATCTACGTATGCCTGCTTCTGTTATCTTGGCAGCTTTCAAGTGTATGTGCAACATTGCTGAAGAATGTGGTACGTATACTCCCCGTGATATTACTATTATGCAGGGAGTGGCAACTGAGATTGCTTATTCTTGTGTTTCGTATAATGGTGATGTCATTATTCATTCGGGCTCCAACCCTTCTGGTCAAAATTTGACAGTTTACATTAATTGTATTGCCAATTCTCTATTGATGAGATCGGCGTATTTCAAGATGTGGCCAGCAGAATTGGGTGCCCCTATTCCATTTCGTAAGGCAGTCTCTGTAATGGTTTATGGAGACGATGTTAGTGGAACAGTACGAAAGGGATTTGATTGGTTTAATCATATTTCTTATGCTGATTTCTTGAAAGAGAGAGATATGGTTTTTACTATGCCTGACAAAGAGTCAACACCAACTCCCTACATGCACGACAGGGATGCGGATTTCTTGAAAAGACATAATAAATACAATCCTGATACAGGATTGATTCATGGTGTTCTACAAGAAAGTTCAATTTTTAAGTCATTACATTCAGTGCTTAAGTCCTCTGCAGTTACTGCAAAGGATCAAAGTGCTATGAATATTGACGGTGCACTACGCGAGTGGTGGCAATACGGACGCGATATGTATGAATTGCGCCGTGAGCAAATGACTCAAGTAGCTAAGGAGGCAGGAATCTCTCACATGTGCCAAGAACTCTCAGTTTCTTATGAAAAGAGGCTTGAGATGTTTAAGGAAAAGTACATGTAAAGATTTCGGCACCGTCCTGGGATGACGTAAAACTCATTTCCAAACCCCGGAGCTATTCGTGGTAATAAGTTTAAAATAGCACTCGTTATATGGATACCGTATTGTATATTATTTGTATGTTTAGAATGTAGATATAGGCTTTGACGTTTTAGAGCACTCTATGGAGTACCCCTATTTAGGGGAGGTTTAGCTCGCCAGTGAAACATACTGAGGACGGAACGTAGAACAGCGTAACCGATCCAATAAAATTAAATGGTTCACTACTCTTAATAATAATAATAATAATGCTGAAGGAGGTGCAGCTTACAACATCTCCAAAGTCTCAAACGAGACAGTGGCTCAAACGACGAACTTCGTCGATGGAGACACCCCCTGGTCATACGACATCGTCGCAACGCCAGACGAAACAAGCAAGCTTTCGGGCTTCACTGACGCTCAGCTGGGAGACTTTCTCAGCAGGCCGATCAAAATCAAAGAATACCAATGGACTCCGGCAGCAGCG